AGTGCGTCACGTTCTGCTGTTGTAAAGGATCCTGTTTGTATAAAGCCTGTTGCTTTTACGTTACCTCTTACATCAAGTCTTAAACCTGCTGCTGGAGTATAATCACCAATAGCCATATTGCCATCGGTTATACCTACATAGTTTGTTGCGTTATATGTTGTGCCATCAGATGCTGTACCGATATATAGTCCTGAATGCCAGCCAGCAAATGATACGTATGTTTTTGTACCAGTGTCATCAACTTGATCCCAAGCTAATAGACCAACATTTTGATCAGGCGCTGTACCAGCATCTGTTCTTCTAATTTTTAGATATGCCGCTTCGCCTGTATTAGACAAATATGTAGTACTTACTACACCAGTTGTTTCGTTGGATATATCTAAAGGTGTAGCATATGATATACTATTAATATCTTTTAAATTTCCGTGTAATGTATTATTGTTACCATCAACCATTACAGTTGAGTCATTACCAAACACACTACCAGTCATATCACCATCAAAAGTACCTGTGTGTGCGCCCGATGCATTACCTGTAACATTACCTATTAAGTTGCCGGCAACATCGCCGATTACATTACCTGTAACATTACCAACAAAACTATTAGCGGTTATTATGCCAGTACCTGCACCGCTTGCTGTAATATCTCCAGAAATATTAATATCACCATCACCAACAATTTCTTGTCCGGTAATACTTAGATCAGCATCTATGCTTATAGTTGCATCACCAAGTGTTAATACTGATACTGTAGCATTGTCAGTAATACCAGTTAAGCTACCTCCGCCGCTGCCTCCTTGTAGTACACCTCCAGGTGTACTGCCGTCACCGACATATAGTTTTTTAGTATCAGTAACATATATTATTTCGCCTTCTGCTGGCGTAATACTAGTCCTGTTTGCTTCCGTTCCGCGTCTTAGCTTTAAAGCCATGATAATAGTCTCCTAGGTACTGTTTTATATATTTATCACTTCTGTGCAGAAACTATTTCTATTAAACTAAAAAAGGCTAAGGCTACTGCAACTTTGTATTAAAATACAGTCACAATAGCCTTATTTACTTGTTTACTTTAAGAAAACGTGTTGTTCTTTTTTGAATATCTTTTTTTAAACGTTCAGTATCTAATCTAAAATCAACTTTATCTATTGTTTCGTCATATTCTTGAAAAAAATCTTCTAGTATAGAGTCAACATCATCAGTACTTTGTTTGGTTTTTTTGATATCAATTTCCCATTCTTTCCCATCAATAAACCCGACAATAACAGTATTGATATATTCTAATGGAATAAAATCCATGTCAATATCATTTAGTATTTCCTCCCAATACTCGTCTTTGCTTTTATCCGTCACTGGTTTCAGTTTTCTTTTCTGTCACCTTCGCTTTCTTCTTGATTGTTGGCACCAATTCTTCAGCTTGTGCTCGTAATGCTTTTGCTTCTTTATACAAAGCATCAGCTTGTGATCTATATTGTGCAGCTAGTGCATTATCGTCAAGAACACCATCTGTAGCAGTTGCCGTTTCGGCAGTATAGACTGCTGCAGGATCAACTGCTGGCTCAGATTGGATATCTGGTTGCTGAGTAGTTTTTCCGCCTGGTCCTTTAAGTGCAAGATCGTTTACTGTAACACCTTTTTGTTCTGCAATAGTATTATTCAACACGTTAAGTGCAATAGTCGTATTGCCATTTGGAGTCATTTCAACAGCTTCAGTTGGAACTTTTCTTAGTTTTCCAGTCTGTTGAAACCCTGCCAACATATTGCGTCCGTCGGGCAAATATGCACGAGCCATTGCTTCTGCAAACTCATATGCTTCTTGTCCAGCTGCTGATTCAACAACTCTAATTAAGCTGTCATGCTCGTCTGCACTAAGGTTTTCTGTTTGTACAACCAAGCAGTTATCAGGATCACCTGGAATAACTCGGTATGCTACGATTACTTTACGTCTGTTAGAGGCAACTCTGCCTACATGTTTAAGCGCCATCTTCATTCTCCTGTGGAGTTTCTGTCATTGCTGCTTCGGCACCTTCTTTTGCTGCCTTAGCTTGTGCTTCTACTTCTTTTAGAAAAGCATCTAGTTTGTTATATAACGCACCTACATTAGCCAATTCATTAGCTTTAAATGTACCACGTTCTGTTGCAAGTTCGATAACAGCTCTTGCTAATGCTAAATCTTGAATATTTAATTCATTTGCTTGTGTATTTTCGGTCATATTTTACTCCTTGTATAATTTATTTATAACCATTGTTTTAGTTGTACTTCAAATGTGGACAAGCCAGCATAAAAAAACTAAGTTCTTTTGAGCTTTCAAATCCAACATAATGTTGCGGTACAAAGTTTTTTCCTTCATCTAAATGAACAGAATTGCCAAAGAAATACCTTCCAGATAGATTACTAATAATCCAATCGCATATTGCTTGATCTAAGTTATATCTACGCGGAATACTTACTGTAGCAAAATGAGGAGGGCAAAAGTTTACCCTCCTTATATCTAATACGTCAAGTGGATTAGGATCTTTTAGTTTCATGCAGCCTCGTCATAATGTGCTGTTACGCCAAACGGAGCCTGCAAGTTTTTATCATGGTGTGAGTGAATAATAAAAACTGTTTCGCAGTAATCTTCATCACCCCAGCTATCCCAAGCATAGCCATCTGTAAACATAAGAAACTTTTTAGGTTGGATATCATTTTCTTTCATGTAAGTCCAGTTAACCATAAAGTCAGTGCCACCACCACCTAAAATTTCATAGTCTACTAAGTTCTCGCCATTGTCTGCACTAAAGTCTTGTTCATTATACACTTGTGTATCAAAGCACCATAGTTTGATCTTATAGTCTTTGAACTCTTCCATAATGCCTTGTATTTCACCTAAGAAATCTGCTGCCTGACTATTACCAATACTACCCGACATGTCAATGCAAATACACAAGTCAATAGTATCTTGAAAGTCCATACCTGGAAGTATTGCACCAGTGTGCCAACCTTTGCGTGAAGGACGACTAAATGTAAAATCGCTTTTAATAGTTGATTGGATTTGTTGACGAATAAGTTCACGCCAGTTCATTTTAGGTTCAGTAAGCTCTTTGATCATACGTGCAACTCCTGCAGGTGTATTTCCAGCACCAGCAGTCTGAGAAGCATTAATCATTGCTTCTTTTACTTCATCACGTATTTGATCCATTTCGGCTTTACTGTACTTAGGGCGACCTTTACCGTCTTTGCCGTTGTTGCCTTCTTCAGAACCATCACCTTCTAAGTCCAAATGTTCGTCTAACATTTCGCCTAGTTGCTTCAAGTATTCTTCACCATTCTTTTTAGCTTCTTTGAATAGCTCGTCATAAACTTCTTCACTGCTCCAGCCTTCGTATTTAAAGTCTTGATAACAACTTACAATACTAGGAATAGTACCAATACGATCACGTACTAATAGATTGTTTACAATGTAATCTGCGGCAATGTTGTACAGCATTGGATTACGTTCATCTCGACGACCTAAGTGGTCAAACACGCAATGCAAAATCTCATGTGCAATAACAAACTCAATTTCTTTGTTATTCATAGCATTAAAGAATTGCGTATTAAAGTATAAGTTTCTGCCATCTACAGCAGCAGTACCTAACCATTCATCTGCTGCCTGAATACGTAAACGTGTAGCCATATTACCAAAGAATGGGTGCCGCAGTAGCAATCCTACTCGTGCAATAATAATGCGATCAAGTACTTCTACACGCATTTCTTCCAGCTCTTCTGGAGTAATATCTGGATTTGGCTCCCAGTTTTTAAGTTTAGTTTGTGTATCTTTAGTAGCCATGTCTCACCTCTTGTAAGCGTTATACAGTTAATATAACATATTTACTATTAATGTCAACCTTTAAATAGAATAATGGGCAGTCGAAACTGCCCATTATGTACCAACTTAAACCTGTTGCGCTGCCTTAATATACTTACCAAAGCGATTGTGGAATTCATCAAAGCATTCAACTTCGTCTGGATCGATAGGAAGTGCATATTGCGTAAGAGCAAGTTTAATACCCATAACAACTAGTTCAGTGTCAAAGTTATCCATTGCAAAGCGTAGGAAGTTATTAACTTTGTCATCAAACTTTTTGTCATTTTTATCAGATGCTTCTTTAAGTTCGTAGCAGAGTGAAACTGTTAAGGAATACATGGCACTGATTTCTTTAGTTTTTAGCTCTTTTACTTTACCTGCTAGAATATCTGTTGGGTTTGGCATACTTGCGGCGACCTTGCGATGAGCCATAAACTTAACAGCAAGACCTTCGCCTACTGTACCTGCAACCAAGTCAGTAGTAGTGCTTTCGTCTAAGTCATCTTCTAACAATTCGCTAACAAATGACCATGAACGAGGTGTTGCAAACGAACGGCTTGCTGACTTTGGATCAAAATCATACAAGTCTTTTTTTGCAAAAGTCAAATAACCAACAACATCTGTGTGTTGATTATTATCTACGGACCAGTTAAACCAGTCATCAAAGTTAACAGCAAGTTCCAAGTGGATAAAACGGTTAGCCAACGGAGCAGGCATACGATATGTAACACCTTTATCGCTTTCACGGTTACCGGCCGCCACAATAATAACATTGTCTGGTAGTTTGTATGTACCTACTCGGCGATTCAAAATCAGCTGGTATGCTGCCGCTTGTACAGCAGGTGCAGCCGAGTTCATTTCGTCTAAGAAAAGTACAATATTGTCGTATTGTGCTGCCATTTCTTCGTCTGGCAGTTCACTTGGAGCACCCCATGCCATTTTAACATTGTTGCTGTCAAAATATGGAATACCTTTAATATCGGTTGGATCCCAAAGACTCAATCGAATATCAATAAGATGAGAGTTAGAAAAAGTTTCTCCGACTTGTCTTACAATATCGGATTTACCAATACCCGGAGGACCCCAAAGAAAAACAGGACGCTTTTTATGCATTGCATGACGAAGAGCGTTTTTTGCTTTACTTGGAGAAACTGTGCGAATTACGTCTGACATTTTATATTCCTTTTAGATTTGTTTTCAGTGCCTATACAGTACAATAGCATTAACTGCTATTAGTGTCAACCTTTAAAGTAAAGTTTTGCGATATTTTTTCGATCGCTGGCACCGATGCCTTGCAACCAAAGAAAGTAATCAAACCCTTGACTGTGTTCTTCGATGTTGCAGTCTTCAGCAACAGCTAGGTGCCGCAGTGCAGATTTCCAGTTGCAGTTAGCAACCTTCATAACGCCTGCTACGCTTTTGCGAAAACTAACAATAGCCTGCTCTTCAGCAGCCTTTTCGGCAATGTTGTTGCGCTCTAGTTCGTCGCACAACATATCCCAAATACGCTGTTTAGTATTAGCTGGAGATTGTGTCCATTCCTCCCAGAAGTATTCACGTGGACGGAACCCACGTGCGTCTTTGTGAAGATCGGAGATGATATCGTCGCTATAATCGTACATTGTATTGCCCTTTGTGTATTTGCCCTATACACTTAATATAACACAAGTACTACAGAAGTCAACCTCTTTTTTTCAACTTTATACTAAAACTTCCAGGATTATGTTCGGTCTGAACACATTCTCTAATGCGTGAATGATTGCTTGCCCACGTATGTATTTCGTGCATCATAGCACCTTGCCCTGTAATAACATGACATTTCTTATATCCTTCGAGATATGCTTCTTCTATTTGTTGATTGAAATGCCGCCACCCGCTTTGGATATGCAATCCGTGTAGATCAATTCTCATCCTGCTTCTGCCTGTTCATTGCTTTGGTTAACCCATACTTGCGTAAGTCGCCACTAAACAATCCAAGTTCAATTGCTTTACGTTCATCTGTAACCGTTATACTTCGATTTGTAAGATAGTAAGGGCAAGTTATAAACTTATCAAGATGTATTATAATCTGTGTAGTTAGTGGAATATCTCTTGGATATGGAATATCGTATGTGGTAATACCAATTTGATTTATAACATCAAATCCTTCTTCTGTAAGTCTTAGACCGCCATTGCCTTTGGTTCGTGTATTTTGCCACCATAATGGCATGTATTCTTTTACATTAATATCATTATAACTTTTATTAAGTTCTTTTAAAAAAAGTTTAGTATAAGTAACTTTATCAGTCAAACAACTTCTCACCTTCGGATAACATATAAACCGAAAAGTCATTGCAGTTAAACATAGTGTTTAGTTTTTTAGCTAGATTATGAGCATGTCCTGGATTTGAAAAACTAGTTTTCTTATATTTAGGCCCTGGATAGTTAGTTAACGCATTTGAACTTTTTAAGTTAAATGGTTTATCTTGATAGAACACAGCCCAAATAGCTTCCGCATCTAAAATCTGTTCACATTTATAGGTAACTTTATTTGTGTATTCAAGTCTAACAACTGGCTTAGGTCTACTCATAATGCGTGTCCTTCTATTAACTACGCATATATTTATCTTTTTACCAAGCCCCAGAGTCCATATTTACTTCAATAACTTGGTCTTCATTAAGTTTTTCAAGTTTACTGTCGATGATTTTTTCTAAATCACCGTGCAGTCTTGCCATAACTTCACCTAGTGTAAGTGCTAATATCTTTGCTTGATTTATATCAAGTCTTACTTCTCTTGCTTTACTTTGTTCAGCAGTCTTAACCATTTGGATTAGTTGCTGTATTGGCATTGTATTAATTGGCTCTATTGACATTACTTAGTGCTGCTTTCATTTCTAACTCGGTCTTGTATGGACCTAGATATTCATTACGTTCAATAGTAATTAGCTTTGGACAATAACTTTTAAGCCAGTTAACATTAAACTTAACAAGATAATATCCAGCACAGTATACACTTTTAGATTTTTTACTTTTGGTAAACAATGGTAGTTTATTTTTAATATCAAACATACTATTGTAAGGAGTTGTACGTGTTGGATATCCATGCACTTCTCTACTTGAGAGTTTTTCCTCATTTTTAATATTTGCGACTAAAAAGTTTTTACCAAATGTTTTTTTTAACTGATTTTCACTTTTATAAAATTTAACAGATCCTTTTTGACTAACAACAAATCCATCTTCATTTTTACTTAATGTACCTACACGGACACCTTCTTCTTCTACAATCCAAAACTTATCGTCTAGTACTGGTTTTGCTTTTACTGTCATTTATTATACCTCGCTTGTAATGGATCTGCATAAGATGCTGCTTGGTCTGCAATACGTTGCATATCCCATTTGGCACAAAACTTCATAAGACGCATACCAACTTGTGTAACATCTTTAGGTTCTACTTCTGCAACAGTATTTTCGATTTCTTGTCTAATATGTTCAGGCTGTGCAGTTAAATCACACAGTGTAACATTGCGTGTATAGTCGTCAAGTACACGATGCTCTACACCTTCGTGATCGGTCCAGCGTTGTAGCATCATATTATTCCAACTAAAGCCTTTAGTAGTTTTATCAGCATAGGCTTCAAGTAGACCTACTTTATTCTTAGTACCTTTCTTACGTACACCAGGATAAGCACTAAACACATTATCACTAGTGTCACCACGCATACACTTTTCAAACAACATAAAGTCGGGTTCAGGTGCAGGCTTAATCTCTTGTGTTTTTTTGTCTACAACAGCAATGCCTTTGTCGTCAAAATAACCTTCGTGTGTAATAGTCATTTTAGCAATACCGTTGTATTGTTTTACATTAGGCGCAATAAGTTGTGCAAAGTCGCCATCAGTGCTAATAATAACATGATTGTCATTAGGGTGTGCTTGTACCCAACCAGCAATAAGATCATCTGCTTCTAGTACAGGATTTTGCACTACAGTACAGTTAGTTTTTGTACTTACAAAGTCTTTAAACTCATCAAAGATCTCCCAAAACAACGTATCTTCTTCTTGTTGTTGTGCTGTCATTGCATCGCGATGTTCTTTGCGATTACGTTTGTATGGCTCGTAATAGTCTTTTCGCCAGCTGCGACCTTCTAAACAAAACACAACGTGATCTGCATTAAAGTCTTGCCAAGCCTTCTTAACACTGTTGAGTGTAATATGCAGTGCCATGCCAAGTTTAGTATCGACATCTCCACGTACTACGTGTCTTGCACGAAAGAATGTATTTGCTGTGTCTACTATTACGTAAGTTGTCATTTAGATGCCTCTGTTATTTGTTTAATGTTACTACTGATTGTAGCATTAAATTCTTCATCTGTCAAGTCATAACGTAATCCTTCTGACAACGCTCTACTAAAGCTCGCACTTACATCGTCATTAAGTCCAAGTCTATTACACGCTTCGTTTGTGCTGTATCCTCCACTCAAAAACACAACACGTTCTACATTAGGAAACACTGTGAGATTGTGATACAAGTTGGGTACTTCTGGCGGTGTTAGTTTAAGAATACATTTACCTGGAAACTCATCTAGGAACTCTTGTAAATGAAACATAAGAGCTGATTCAACTTTAGCTTTAATAGGATTGTCGATAGGTACTTCGGGCT